AAGAGGTTATAGAGGAATGTGCATCATTTCCGTATGGAGATCACGACGACTTGGTGGACAGTACAACACAGGCGATAATGCGTTTTAGACAAGGAGGGTTCGTGGCGCATCCAGAAGATTTAAAAGAGGATTCACTTCCTCGAGTTGAAAGAACGTATTACTAATTATGATTTTAGCAGCACCTTTAGTCATCCCATTTGCAAAAGCCGTTGGTCTATCAGTCGGCGCATTAGGCATGGCTGCACTCGCAGATCAGGTTAACGATTACATTCAGGAGAATCCAGAGGAGTCGATGAAGATCCTATCAACGATTATTCCAAACGTTGGTATCGGTCAGATCTTCATGAGCAAAGAGGATAAGATATCTCTGGAAGATCTAGAGGACATGACAGATGAGGAGGCACAAGATTTAACAAAAGAAGAAAAAGCAGAATTGATGAAACAGGCTGGTAAGAGTGGTGGTAAAAATAAACGTCAGACGATGATTGATATCGCTGGTAAGTTAGGATTAGGTGGTGAAGGTAGAGAGAAACAGGATATCGAATACGAGATCGATGAGAGATATGATGAGGGTGGCGTTGAAGATGCACCTAAACCAAAGTTTGATTACACAAAATTTTTTAGAAAACGAAGAGCGGACGGCGGTCCGATAGGCATTGAAGTTTTATTTGAAGAAAAAGTTCCAGCAGCTCCTTCACAGTTAGTGGAAGAGTCAGAAACAATTTTAGGTTATAGAGGACCAGGTGGTTATCAAGGTGTTGGTGGTTATGGAAGAAGTAAAACTAGTAAAGGCCCTAAAAATAGTCCTTTTTCTTCTGGTTTTCAAGGAGCAAAAAAAACTTCTAAACAAATATTTTCAGGTGGCGGTGGTGGGCCAAAACCAGGAACAGGATCAACTGGACCAGCAGGTGGAGCAACCAGAAGAATTACACCAACAGTTTCACAAACTCCAAACTTTGGATTAAAAGCATTAGAGTTTGCAAAAAAATATAATCCTTTAGGTTTGCTTTTTGGAACGCCAGTGGGTGCAGAAGAAATAGATTTTTCTACATTAAAACAATCTCAAGAAAAATTTGAACCATCTTTTCCTTTTGGTTTTAATAAAAAATCAAATTTTGGAGGAAACAAATATACTGGAACGACCAAAGGTGAATTTGTAGATTTTTTAGAGCAAGGAAAATTTGGTTTAAAAACAGATGATATGTTTGATAAAAACATTGATGATTTATTTGAAGGAGTAGCTGATAATGAAATAGGCACTGGTTTTACTGATGATGCAACACCTACTTTTGTAAGAACAGGAAAAGGATTAGATTATACTGGTTTTATAGATGTACCCAAAAAAGATTTAGGAAAAGAAGAAATAGATTTGTTACCAGGTGGATTTTTTCCCACTAAAAAAGCTGATGGTGGTCGAGTCGGTTTTAATCTCGGTGGACTTCTCACAGGTCAGGCAAAAAATATCTATGACACTATGAGTGCTGCTGGATATTTTACGGAGGATGAGATTAAAAACGCGATCATCGGTGCGGGTTATGAGATACCTGGTACAACACCCGATGCACCAACAACTGTTCAACCAATAGGTTATCAAGGACGTAGTGACGATAATCCTTACGCAGGTCAAGTAGTAGATCAAACAGATTATAGTTTTAATAAAAAAAATTATGGACCAGGAGAAAAATTAGAAATTAATCCCGCAGCGGTTGGAATGAGTTTCTATGATTCAACTACAGGAACTTCAACACCTAACAAAACTGTAAAAGAAGATAAAGGAATTATCGGAAGAACAATAGATTCATTTATGGGTGCAGCTATTCCAGAAAAACAACTTTCACAATTTACTTCGCCAACTACTGGTGGAACTCTTACAGGACCAGCGGAACTTGGTTTTATGACTCAAAATATTGAAGGCATACCTGGAAACTTAACTAGAGAAGATTTAAGAGGTATGTATGATAATTATAATAAATTTTTAGGAAGACCTTCTAATTTTGCAAACGCTAGAGTTAAAGGACCAGCAGGAAATTTAATAAATTTAGTTCCTGTTATTGGATCAGCTGCGAGAATGTTTGGACCACAAGGAGATAAAAGTTTACAAAGTAAATACACAGTTGATGGTGCAGGCTTTGGAAATACAGGTATGAGAGATGAATTTGGTTTAGGAACTTTTGATGCAAAAGATGGTTTCCTAGGATTAACAGGAAATACTACAAGAAATTATGTAGATAGAATGAAAGATAAATTAGACGATCTTGAAGGTTTCTTTGGTTCAAGAATTGATGATTTTGATATTAATAATTTAGATCCTGCAACTCTTTCTAAAATGAAAGGTATAAATAGTTTTTACACAAAACAAATACTAGCTTACCAACAAAGACTTGCAACAGAAAAATTAAACGAACAAGCTAAACGAGAACAGGCAGCGGCTGAAATAAAAGCAAGACAAGCTGATACTACGCGTAGAGCAAGAGAACTAAATCCAGATGTGTATGCAAAAGCCGAAGAACTTGGTTTTATAGATTCAAAAACCGGTGGTTTTAAATCCGCAGGTACTAATGAAAATTTTTCTAATAAAACAGGTAGAGGAAGAACCGGATATTCAGAAGGTGGCCTCGCTTCAATGTTTGTGGAGAAAAGATAATGAATATAAGATATAATTCTGATATAGGAGCTTTTGTAAATACTGCAAACGACGAACCGGTGACACAGGCGGAATTATTAGAATGGGCTGCTGCAAATCCAGAGCCGATCAAAGAGGATAAGAAACCAAACACAGAGATACTCGAAGAAGTAATTGCAACATTTAACAAAACAGGATAGGTTAACCAAATGGCCACGATAGACAAACCATTACCCAATACAAAAACGACCGTTGAAGTTCCAGGAGAGGTGGAGATCCAAGAGGCGATCAAAGAGAACGTAGAGGAGATTCAGGAGAAAGGCGGACCCGTCGATATAGAGATGACAGAGGAGGGTGGTGCTGAGATATTTGAGAACCTTGCAGAATTTTTAGGAGAGGAGATCTTAGAACCACTCGGTTCCAAGATGGTGGATCATTACAACGAGTACAAAGAATCACGTGGTGATTGGGAAGAGACTTATAGAAACGGTCTAGAACTTTTAGGATTTAAATATGAGAGAAGAACAGAACCATTTAGAGGAGCTGCTGGTGTCAATCACCCGGTTCTTGCGGAAGCTGTCACGCAGTTTCAGGCGCAGGCTTATAAAGAGTTACTCCCGGCTGATGGACCAGTACGAACGCAAATAATGGGAGATGCCAACGTTCAAAAAGAAGAACAGGCAAAGCGTGTCAAAGATTTTATGAATTATCAGATCATGGATCAGATGAAGGAATACGAACCTGAATTTGATCAGATGTTATTTTACCTCCCTCTCTCAGGCTCTACCTTTAAGAAAGTCTATTACGACGATCTGCTGGGTAGAGCCGTGTCTAAGTTTGTACCGGCGGAGGATCTTATCGTGCCTTATTCTGCAAACTCATTAGATGATGCGGATGCGATAGTGCATGTCATAAAGATATCAGAGAACGAATTAAAGAAACAACAGGTTGCAGGATTCTACAGGGATGTTGAATTAGGTAATCCTCCGGTGACCGAGAATCAATTACAGGATAAGAAATTAGAATTAGAGGGTATCTCAAAAGACGGACAGGAGGATCAATATACATTGTATGAGGTGCACACTAACTTAGATCTAGAGGGTTATGAGGACATGGGTGAAGATGGAGAGGCGACAGGAATCAAACTTCCATATGTTGTGACTGTTGCACAATCTAATAACAAGATCTTATCTATCAGAAGAAATTACAGACAGAACGATCCGTTAAAGAAAAAAATAAATTATTTTGTACAATTCAAATTTTTACCTGGCACAGGATTTTATGGTTTTGGTCTGATCCACATGATCGGTGGATTAACTAGAACTGCAACCGCAGCTTTGAGACAACTGTTGGATGCAGGAACTTTAGCTAACTTACCAGCCGGTTTTAAATCTAGAGGTATAAGGGTCAGAGATGACGCTCAACCTTTACAACCTGGTGAGTTCAGAGACGTGGACGCTCCTGGTGGCAACATCAAGGATCAGTTTATGACTCTACCCTTTAAAGGTCCGGATGCAACACTTCTACAATTGATGGGGGTTGTTGTATCCGCTGGCCAACGATTCGCGAGCATCGCTGATGCGCAGGTGGGTGATATGAACCAGGCCGCTGCAGTCGGTACGACGGTGGCGTTATTGGAGCGTGGATCGCGGGTGATGTCGGCTATACACAAGAGATTATACGTCGGACTAAAACAAGAATTCAAATTATTAGCGGAGGTATTTAAAACATACCTGCCACCTGTCTATCCATACGATGTACCGGGTGCATCAAGACAGATCAAGGTTCAAGATTTTGATGATCGAGTAGATATATTACCTGTAGCAGATCCAAACATCTTCTCACAGACGCAAAGGATATCTTTGGCTCAATCACAATTACAACTGGCGCAATCGAATCCTCGTATACATAATCTGTATCAAGCATATAGATCTATGTATGATGCGCTGGGTGTGAAAAATGTTAACGCGATACTACCACCACCGGCACCACCGATGCCGATGGACCCAGCATTAGAGCATATCATGGCGATGTCGGGAAAACCCTATCAGGCTTTTCCAGGACAGGACCACAAAGCTCACATCGATGCGCATTTAAACTTCATGAGACTGAATCAGACACAAAATAATCCTGCAGCGATGGCAAGTTTACAGAAAAATATCCTAGAACACATAAGTCTGATGGGACAGGAACAGGTTCAACTAGAATTTGTCGAAGAATTACAGGAAGCACAGATGATCCAACAGCAGATGCAGGCGATGGGCATGCAAAATCCTGCGATGGCAGCTGGAATGATGCAAAATCCACAAGCAATGCAGGCACAACAACGTCTACAACAGATCACAAACCAGATAGAATCACGAAAAGCGAAGTTAATCGCAGAAATGCAGGAAGATTTTGCCAAAGAGGAGGAGAAAATCATGGGTGAATTTGGTGGCGATCCATTATTAAGATTAAAAGGTAGAGAGATCGACCTTCGAGCACAGGAAAATCAGAGAAAAGAGGAAGAAGGACAGGAAAGATTGGATCTTGATAAGATGAGAGCGATGATGAACCAGGATATTCAAGAACAGAAACTCGAACAGGCAGAAAATCTTGCAGGTTTGCGTGCTGGAGTTTCA